TTTCTTGAACTCTGTCTTTTAGAACAAGTGCCATGATTTACCTTAACTGTTAGCTCGGATGATTGTTCCTGCTGTAATGCTGACTGTCTGTGCTGAAGCGATAGTCGTAGTATTTAGATTCAAATCTGAACCCGATGTGCCAACTGAGCCATCCATTACTACGGTTGTGCCGTCAGATTTAACAATTCTGAAGAATGCTGCTGTGCCTGAAGCTACTGCTGTTCCACTAGTTACCGCACCTAATGTAATAGTTCCGTTGGAATCTGTACCAAAGCCACCAGCAATAGTTAAGCTAACTAACAAGGTTTGGGTAGAAATAGCAGTATTGGCATTGGCAGGTTGACTACCGTCATACAGACGAATAATAGAACCTGTGCCAGCGTAGGTAATTAAACCTTGTTGTTGGGCATTTCTAGTGCCGTTAGAATATTTTAAATTGGATGGCATTATTTAACTCCTACGATCTTACCGTTTTCATCACGAATCACGGTCTTAGGTTGATTTAATCGGTCATAAATAGCAGAAATCATTTGCGCTAGTTGCTGATTTTGCTGTTGCAAGTTTTGAACAATTGGCTCTAGCGGATGTTGTGGCATATTGTATCCCATCATATCTTGAATTAATTTAGCGGTTTCTACATTTTGGATATAGGCTTCTGAACCATCATCTAATCCTTGAGAAATCCGTGCTGTTTCAATTTTAGTGCTATTGTCTAGATAAGCAAGTAGGATTTCTTTATTATTGTCCATTTCTGCTTTCATCTGACCCATTTGAGCTTCCATCTGGATTTGTTGAGCATTTCGCTGCTCTTCCAATTGAAACTTAAGCTGATTCTCTTGGGCTTGGTATTCCTGTTTGGCCTTCTCAAGCTCATTGGTAGCCTGTAGCTTCTGCATCTCAAGCTGAGCCTGGGCTTGCAATTCCTGAGCCTTGGCTTGTGCTTGGGCTTGGATTTTCTGAATTTCAAGTGGTGGTGGCTTAGGCTGTCCTTCCATCGCTTTAACCTGATTCCTATATTTATCGGCAGTTTCATCAATTAAACCTTCTAAACTCTTACCAGCTTTAAATGCGGTAACTCCAAACTTCAGCATCTCCATAAGTACAGGGGCAAACTCAGGCACAGATTGAGCCATAGGCACAGCGCCTTGCATAAAACCTGTAACGGCTTTTAGGAACTCAATTCTGTCGGCTTTTTCTTGTTGCTCATCCTGATAGATCATGGAATCGCTAGTTACTTCGATACGGAAGTTCTTAGCGGGTTCGTCTTTCAGAAGCTGTAAGGCTTGTGGGATTAACTGTTGATCTTGTGGGCTAAGTTGCGCTGCACCACTAATTTTGAGGATCGTATCGTCAGTAAAGTGCTTGCAGATAATCTGCGCTTTGATAGACAGTAACGAGGTCGCAAAGTCCACAACTGCGTGTTGCATCGTCTTAAGTCTGCCAGCGGCATTATTAGACTTAATGATCTGTGCGCCAAGGGTTTCATTAGGATCGGTCTGCCCACGCTGAATGTCGGCAATACCCATAATCTCGTAAATCTGCCCTTTAACTTGCTCCATGGCTTGATAGGCCATCATCAAACCTTGGGCAATTGGGGTAATGTCTACAAGATCAATAGCGCCTTTCATGCCCTGTTTCTCAGCAAAAGCAGCCCAATTCTTGACAGGGATCAACGCATTGTTTTCGCCCTCAGAGAACAATCTGGCTAGGCTTGGCTCGGAAGCATCGTAAACGCCACGAACTTTAAGAGCGTTAATAAAGCCATCAATGCGGTCAGCTAGGGTATCTAACTGTTTAGCTTGGTCTTGATACAGTACAAAGTCAGGAACTGGCTCTAAGCTGTCGGTTGTGAGGGTAGCGTACAGCGGTTTAGGGCAAGGAAAGAAGCCTTCTAACTGTAGCGGATCATCCCGTTCATCGAGAATCTCGCCCATTGACTTGCTAATCCAAAAGACTTTACCTTGCTCTTTATCCCAAATTTCATATACACAAGCTTGGAAATGCTCGGCTACCATCTGCTTTTGCGCCCATTTATCCGACTCAGGCTTGGTATCTAATGGAATCTTGTTGCCTAATTCTTCACCGAACCGATCAATTAAGGCTTGGCGGCTCATATAGACTTTACGCCATACAGCCGTTACTTCTTCCCAAGTACGAGCTACAGAATGACCAAAATCACGCCAATTAACATAATCAACAGGGGCGCACTCATACTCAATGCGTTCTTGCGATTCCAATAATTGAGCGTTTTCCGTTTCAGATTCATCGGCATCCTCGGTAATTTGAAGTCCATCATCGGGCATTTGCCCTGCCAAACCATCACCAACTTCGTTTTCTTCACCAACAATGTGGGGTTCGTAACGAATCCAAGCAGTGCCACGCCCACCTAGTAAGCGGTCTAATACCGCATTTTTCATGGAAGAAGCGTAATCTGAGTAATGCTCAATCTCATATTCCAAGGCTCTTTCAAGCATCATGGAAGCTACACGGGCTATTGGATCGTTGTCTCGGAATCTACGGCTTACATCTGGGCGGGGAAGTCTAGCAAATACTGCGGGTTGTAGAACCTGAACATTAGACCAAAGGATGTTAAAACGAGCATTTGGGTTGTTACGGGTACGGCTGTCATCACGATAACGCTTTAAGATTCTTGGTACTCTTGCTTCCCATTCCCGAAAGGATTTGTCGTACTGGGCGATTGTGTTGTACCAATCGGTGTAAGTCTTATTCAGCGTATCTTGCATATCTAATACCTTTGGTTTTTAACTGCGGGTTTTTCACGCCACATTTCTTCTAAAGTTACATCAGTTTGCCCGACAAAAATGCCTTTAATTGGCTGATTTTGTCGCTCAATTTCTGCTTCATCCTTCCAAGCAATAGAAAGCATCCTAAAAGCATCTGCTCCATGCGAAGTCCAATCATGGCGAGGCTTGTCTCTAAATACTTTCTTATCTTCATCAAATTCCCTTTGATATTGGCGCAAACATTCGATACCTTCTTGGCACTTCATTCCATCAAACCAAGTTCTAGCCAATGCTAGGCGTGTTGCTTGAATACCGTCTTGCAATGACAAATTAGGTACTATTTTAAACAAATTCCCACTTTTTTGGGGCAATTTGTCAATTAATTGTTCAATTATTGACTTTCCACCGCTTGCTAAAGTTTTAGCTCTTGCATCGTGTGGCAACCAATGTATGCCATATTCATAGGGTCGCTCTTTAATTTGATTGGCGTAATACACAATCGGTTGACCGTGTGCCTCATGGTAATCAAGGATTCTGATCTCACCGTGTATGACTTGATACCACCAAATAGCCGTAGCATCGTTAAAGCCCAAATCCCATGCTGTATGCACAGGAAACATTGGGTCGCACTCAACTTTGCCAATACGCCCTGCGTCAGTAAGCCTACGCATTTCTGTGCCGTAGATCGCCCCAATAATGGCAGCCTCAAAGCTGCACTCAAACTCTTGCTGGTATTGGTCTATGGTCATAGCCTTTAAAGCGTCATCCAACTCAGCCTGGTCAATCAGCTTTGTTTTACTAGCCCGTAGGACTTTGGAGTACCAATCCTCATTTAAGGTGGCGTACTGATAGATGTCATAAAAGGTATTATGGCCTTTAGGAGTACCAATAAACACACCCCAGCCCTGTCTGTCAGCCAATAAGGGTCGGATTACTTCGCCCCATATCTTAGGCTTCATGTCAGCGTATTCGTCTAAAACTACTCCGTCTAGATATAAACCCCTAAGAGCATCAGGATTGTCTGCACCAAATAGACGAATTCTAGCCCCATTGAATAACTCCACCCACAGCTCTGAGATGTTGTGCTTAACCCTTGCAGGCTCACTAAACTGCATAAGGTAATCAAAAGCAATAGACTTAGCTTGAGCGTAGTACGGTGCAATGTAGGCATATCTAGCGTTCTCCTTGCCTTCAGTAATGGCTCGCCAAATCAAGTCATTAATACAGGCTACAGTCTTACCACATCGTCTATGCGCTACTATTACAGCCCAGCGTTGGTTTCTATCGTGAAAGTCTAGGAAAACTTCTCTGGGCTTGTATAGCTCTATGTTGACATCAGTATAGTCGGCTACTTCTTCCATGAAACCACATATCGAATGGGTTTATCTTCGCTGCCAGTATGCTCTGTACGGGCTAACTTGGGTACATGGTACTCAGCTACTTGCATAAAGCAATCAAATGCGTGTTTAGGGCCATACTTAGGATCGTCAGCAATAGCTTCTAGCCATTCTTGTAGCTTATGGCTGTTACCATCAACAAAACGAGCTATGGCTTCTCTAGCCAATGCGGTGGATTTATTAGGGCTACCAGCAGGTCTGCCAGCCCCTTTAATATTTCTTAATTGTTTATTTTCCATACTGCCTCAAGTGATTGATTTAGTTAGGTAATTCTAAACTACTTTTATTGTTATGCAATATCCTTTTGGAATTTATTGAATTGCTTGGCAATCATAGCTTTTCTGCGCTCACGCATCCTTTGGTTTTTCTCCAAAGTTGTCTCTTTGTGCGGTCTTAGTAAAGCATCTTCCTTTTTAAATTTGCGATTCATGTGTTCCATTACATATCCTTCATAGCTTTAGTAAGCATTTCTTTGCGGGATGTCTTAGCGGATTCTTTAAAGTCTTTAGCTGTTGGTGCACCCTTAGTGCCAGGCTTACGCATCTTTTCGCCTGAACCAGCTTTGATCCGTTCACGCTTGGCGTGAATGTTTGCATATAGTCCTTGTTTAGCCACAGTTCCATCTCCTCATGCTAGCTTTTGCTCGTTCAGCGTTCTTGCTTTTAGCGACAACTCCACCCATTCTTGCACAGAAACTGGCTTTTCTACCTTTATCAGCTTCGGTCTTTGGATTTGGGGCGGGGGCTTTTAAATTAGCGTTGTTCTTGCGATTATAGGCTTCACGCCCTTTAGCCGTCATTCCTGCGCCTTGCTCTGTTGGCAAGTAATTCTTACCTTTACCCGTTGTAGTCTTAGGTATTGGTTTATCGTGCTTATCCATTGC